CAAGGTATTGGCGGACATGCCATCCTGTTGGGGTTTTTTCATCATCATAGTGGCGATCAGAGCGCCAGCAATCAATGCGCCTACAACTAAACCGGTTACCATTTTAAACCTCCATTACCCTGAATACATTTGTGAGTCTATTCTTCCAAAAAGTTCCATACTGCAAATTGATGACCCCCCTGCCTTCGATTGAATTAATCATTAAATTCCTCTGCCTGGTTTCAATTATCGTCCCAATCCATAAAGCGGCATGGTGGCTAACCCAAATTTCCCTTGCCGGATAATTAAAGGTTAGTAGATCCCCCCTGATCAGCTTATCTGTTTCCAGGGGTCCAAATTTTTCCAATTTAAGTCCATCCCTGCAATGATCTTGGTAATGTCTGAAAATCGAATCGAGAACCAATTCCTCTTCTGTATGGATGTGCCAGTCTTTTGGATAATAATCAAAGGTCACGGCATCCAAGACCCCACAAGCTTTCCAGACGCCACCAATGAATAAAGTGCAATCTGCCCCCCGACCTTTTGCCATTGTCAGGTGTCTGTATGGAGTTCCTCGCCATTCTTCCATCTCTGCGGCCATTCTTGCCCAGTTGTGCTCGCTTTCAAAGTAAGGGCGTATCATTTCTTGAATCCCCACATTACAGGGTTGTCTGAGGGTATATAGCTCATTCCTAAAAAATGGACTAAATTGTTGTATCTATCCAGGCAGGTTTCTGGACTCCCATCGCAACCCGGGTAGAGATCCACAACTGACCCAATCTGTAGCCGGGCATCAAATGGAATCTGGATATTAAAGGTATCCGAAACAGTGTGTCCTGTGATCAATCTTAAATCAGTATCCAAGAGCATCCGGCCCCCTTGGAAATCTCCCACACCTGGTTCCCCTTTTCCGTCTGTCCAGGTAACCTCAATTGTAGCATTATTATCTGCCAGGGTCGCAACCACGCCACTCCTTATGTAAGTATATTCGTCAAGCCCACATCCCCCATCAAAAACATCGTGATTACAAAAAGATTGATATATGATTGAGGGGATCTTTCTCAATAGAATTTTGGACTTGGATTCAAGCTGTGCCATTGCCATTTTATCTTTGATCTGAACAAAGGCTATCTTGCCCTTAAAAAAGATGGCATATGAACTAAGGTTGTCCAGCGTTGCCCGGTAAATAGTAATGGTGACCGGCTCAATCGGTTGGTTGGGAATATAGGCAGCAATATTTGGGGTCAAGGGAACCGTAACTGATAATTTGATTACCCCAAATTTTGTGTCTCTAACCAGCCTGCCCCTTTTGATGGAAGCCGTTTTAAATGTCTGACCCAGGAACTCCAAATCTGTTTGGTAAGAAGTATACCTTTCAACGGACGAGCCAGAAGTAATAACAAAAAATTCTGGAAGCGCCTCTTGTTGGGTCTTTAACAAATTGTTTGTATAATCTGACATGTTCGCTCCTTATACGTTGGGGGCCAATTCTGAATACTCTTTAACAAGCTCCACGAATCTTTGGGAAAAATCAAAAATATTATTTGTGCTAACTTCAAATTCAAATTTATCAGAATCAAATCTAACCAAAAGGAATCGACCGATCTCGAAATAATCATCCAGACCAATATCCCTATCAAGGGGAGTATCTAATGTTAGAGCAATCTTGTTAAAATCCTGGGTTATTCCTGTCACCCATCTGGTTAACATATCCCCTGATTTCATCTTGATATAAATTCGCTCATATCCTTGATAAGATATTACTGCTCCATTCTCTTCGCAGTTAATAGCCCCCGACCCAATAGAAGCAGGATCTACCAGGGTGAACATTTCCTTTTGATATGGAATCCAAAATCGAATTATTCTCCCCTTCCTGCTATGCATAAAATCCAGCAAGGAATGCTCATCTGTCTTATTGAAAATAGTGAATAATCCCTCAAAGGATATTGGAGTTTCTGGATTCAATTCTGATATTGAGGAGCTTGTCCCGGCAAACTGGTGAAGGTACCTTGTTATGATAAAAAGGTTAGCAGGGGATCTCTGCCAGTTCATTGGTAATGGGAAAATGTCCTCCTGTCCAATATCTTTTAAATCATCAGCCATGTCTACTCCTTAACTCTTGTATTCTTCAAAATTAACCGATACCTCATTCATATCAGTTGTTATGTTGCCTGCTCGGTAGCTATTCAAATAACAAAACATGCAGGGATAAACATATGTGGTTTCTTGCTGGAAATCATCAGAGATAGGTTGCTCCAAATTTATGAGGCCAACATCAAGTGAGTCTATCTTTTTAACTTCGGACAATCCATTTATATGATCAACCAGAATAACAAAGTCAGTCCGGCAACACAGATTGTACATTTTTGTGAGATCATCATTTGTGTAAATTGAAGTCCCGCCTTGCGCCAGGGAGGTTGGTTCAATCTTTTCAGTAAAGACCGGAACGCCGAAGACTTTATCCTTGCCATAGGATATCTGGTTAAAATTGATTCTCGACTGGTTTCCGCTTGCATCAGCCTTGAATGCAGTGCTGAACCAGCTATCATCCCCCAATGGCCTTCTCTGCTCATTTAAACGCTTTGATTTAAATATCGTTGTTTGAAAATTATAACCAATCCGTATCCCAGTATCCCAGTTTGGATCAAGATCAAAAGGCAGGACTCTTATCCCTGTTATGTGGGAATCATAATCAAGTCCCTCTACAGTAAATCTATAAATGGTATCCTGCAATGGGGGACCAATATTGAAAACCTCTAATAGATAATTAACATCACCAAAGATCGGCATCACATTCGGTAAAGCATCATATGTCAATTGCGTTCCATCCGGATTAAATACTGAAATATCTGTTACGGATGCAGGATCAAAACGGGAAGCATTCCAGACTTGAATATACCATTGCGAATCCTCCACAATGAATCCCACATCAATTTCCAGGGGCTGAACCCATATCCTTTCAAAGATAAAAGAATCACCATAATTAGATCCATAAGCCGATTTATTATCTGTAGCTATTATCAACGGTTGAGACATTCTTCTTACTGGAAATACCTCAGGTGCTTGGTTATTAGCCATATCAAGAATAATTGCCCCTCCCATGATTGCAGTCCTATCAGCAATCTGTGGAAAGTTAGGTTGATTTTCTGCAACCAATGTCGGCTGATATGCACCCCTACTTACAGTTCCCATCTTTCCCCCTTATGCCGTTTGATAGGCTACCCAAATAGGATTTGGTATATTGATAGCTGGATAGCATTTGAATTCATCCGTACCAAAATTAACAGTCTCCCCGAATGATAAATTGGTCCCGTTAACATACGCAAAGGGGGCCAGTCCACATGGATAATATACCAGGGAAGAAGGATCACGAATAAAGAGTGTGGGGCGAAATGCTAATCTCTTATCAGTAAAAGTATTGAACCATAAAAAATCCACCATTCTATTGAAGGCCCCTAACTCGGCGCCTATTCCAGTAAGCGGTGTCGGGGTGTAATTGTTTGCTACTGCACTCAAGGTATCTTCAAAGTAACATCTATATGATGAGGCGCAGAATGGCATATACCAATTTCCTGGGAAAGAATCAATATTGTACCATTTGTAATTAGAGTTCCCAGTCCACACATAATTATTAGCGAATAAAAAAGCGAGTCCGTTAGAGTAATTCTCCCATGACTTAAAAAGATCTATTGTCCCCATGGTGAAAGTAATTACCGACATAGAAGTTACTTTCAATGTCATGGAAATAAATTTGTCATTTCCATACAAATACATCGAATCAAATGTTGCGGGCGGGACTGAAGTCCAATTTGTATAACTTGTAGCAGGATAATACGTATTCTGACTTATAGGATGGGTTGTAATCAAGTCATGATATCTGTCTGCCGGATATACTCCATAATGGTAACACTGATCAGCGGCTGGGTCAGCCCCGGGAGCAGACCTCCATCTATAATGCATCTCTTGATTGCCGTATCCAGGGGAATGTAACTGTAGATTTGTTTCTGTCCCGGCTTTCCATCCAAAGGGAGAACTTACATCCCACATTGAAGAGGGTTGCCAGTAATCAACCGTCCATCCCCTGGCAATTGCAAACTGCCGGAGCTTATCAAGGGCTTCTGATATTCCTGCCACGCTATAATGAATTTGTTCAGTGAGAATCATCTTGCCCCCTTAAACGGTTGTAGTTGTTGTAGTATAATCGGTCGTGACGACCCCAAAGAAGTCGTTGTACTCTGTTCTGAAAACATTCTGAAAAATCTTGTATCTCAATTTGTTAGGACCATCAATCTCATCCTCAGATTGAACTCCAACGCCGGCAATATGGATGACCTGATCCATCTCAGATAGGACTGCTTGAGATGCCTGATCAATGACAGATACAGGGCTCACCAAGACTTCTTTATGGGTGGGTGTTTCTGATATGATCCCGGTAGCCGTCCAGTACCTCATGGGATGGAATATGGCGTCCAAGGAAAATAAAGTGGTTGACCAAGAATTATCTGGCTTACATACCAATGAACTATAAACATGGGCGTTGGTAGTTCCCTGCATATTGTCGACCATGCTGTGGTGATATCCAGATGTACTTGAGAATGCTAAATTGCCGAATGCTGACCCTTTTATAATCAGGGGGTACGGGAAATCTGTGGGTGATCCAAAACGATCCCCAAAACCCATGTAGGCGCTTTCATAATTTGACTGAACTTTAGCCACTACGATAATCCTTTGCTCATCTGCAAAGAACCAATAATACATTGTATCATCAATCAAAGGCAACATAGGAAGTCTTGTGTAATGTTCCCAGGTTGCATCATAGGTGGTTCTGAGATGCTGATCCCCTGAAATATTCCAGAATTGATCGTCCACATAAGTTGTGTATCCATTCAGATCCCAAGCATTGGAAGCACCTGCCTCGTAGATCCATTCCCTAATACCAATCAGAACATTTTCTGTTCCTGTGATTCCGATATTATGGAGGATACATTCTTGACAAAGCGAGCCCCATGGTTCAGTCCAGGCAGTCTTGCTACTATCCCTGGAATTCCTTTTATACTTAACTGTCCATCCAAGGCTAACCGCTGGACCCGCCAACCAATCCAAAAGAGCTTGAAGAAGTCCTGTCGCCCCCGAAAATGTTGTAACTGTTCCTTCTGTCGCCATTCCTCTCATAACAAACTCCTTATTGCTGACCGGTTACCATTTGTCTAATTTCAAAGATATTCTCGGACATTACGTTTAATATATTTCTCTGCCCTGGCTGGGATGCTGTATATTGATCAAAGACTGCAGGATCTAATACATTAACAATGTTTGTCTGCTCCCCGCCCTTTGCCGTTGCTGCCCCTGTATCACCAGAGGAGGCACTTACTGCCCCACCACTCGCAAAACGGGCATTACCATAGCGTATTCCTTGAGATTTATATCCAAGAAGGGCTTCTTTGGGAATAGACTTGTTCCGGATGCCTTCCATTACCCCCATTCCATAATGCTGGACGGATGAAACTGGTTGCATATACTCCCCGGCAGTTGCCCGGATCGGAATATTATCTGCTGTGGCTGATGGGGAAGATCCAAGAACCTCGCCACCCTCGGCAAGACCCTGTGATAAGATTGTCCCGATCTGAACTGCTCCTGCCGCCGCAACAATTGCTCCAGTCACTATCCCATAAATACCACCCTGCGCAATTGCCTTGGTGACACCCTGTGCGATATTGATTGTGGCTTCTGCTACTGCCGCCGCTTTTGCCGCATAAAACAATTCCTTATTCTTCTTACCAGTGACCTCATATAATTGCTGGAAGATGTCCGCAGTTCCTTTTGCCATTGTTGCGGCGGCGTCCAATCTATATTCGGTCAAGCGTAGCTGTTGATTCTGCGCCAGGGCATCTGCTTCCTGGGCTTGCAAGGCTGTCTGGTCTTTGATTGCTTTAATCTGGTCGGCAGTGGCCTGCTCAACCTCAACCTGTGCCGCTTTGTTCATTTTCAGGTCTGCCAGGACGGCTTCGTGGTATGCTCGGGTGGCTTCCAGCTCTTTGTTCTGCCTTTCCTGCATATCAGAAGTCTCTTTCAAGAACTCATTTGCCAATCCGGGTTCACTTGCTTCAAGTCTTGCTTTCTGATCCTTATATGCCTGATCAGCTTTCAGTTTTAATTTGTTGATATTGTCAGCTGTTTTAAGTCTATCCTTTTCCAGCTTCTCAGTGGCTTTGAATTTCTCCTGCTCAAGCCCAATTGTATCAGCAACCAATGCCTGATCAAGTGCGTATAATTGAGCATTCAGAATAACCTTTTTATCAACATCAGATTCGACATACAGCTTCCGTTCAATGATAGCCCTTTCAGCGGCCTGGGCATCCTTGAGAATCTGCAGTCTGGTATCGTAATATTGTTGTAGGGTTGCCGCCCCTTCTGCATAGTTCTTTTCCAGCGTTGCGGCTTGCGTGGCTAATGCGGCCCGAACCCTAATCAATGTTTCTTTTAAATTGGTCATCTCTCCGGGTTTTGGGAATAATGTTTCCCCAATCTTTTTACCCGTTTTCTGTGCGCCCTTTCCGATTGCTTCGAATGCGCCCCTGGCTTCCTTTTCAACCCGATCTAAAGGCTTACCATCTTTACCAACAAATTCAAAAGTAAAAACTTGATTCTTATCTTCTTTAACCCCACCAAATAACTCGGCTGAATTTTTTAAGAATTTGTCGAACTCTTCTCCTGCCGCCTTGATGTTGCCGGCTGTGAGGGCAATTACAGAATTGAATAAACCAGAAAAGGCATTCAATACTTTAAATGATTTTTGGAAGACAAAAATAACACCGTCCATGACCTTGATAACGGTATCACCCCATCCCGCAAAGTCTCCGGCTTCTTGCATTTCCTTTATAACAACTTCCAATTTCATTAGTTGTAATTGGAATGCTTGTAAAAACTTGATTGTGCCTGGACCGAAGGCTTCCCCGATCGCAATTTTAAAGGATTCAAAAACCGAGATGGTTCTTCTCAGTTCCCCTCCAAGCCCCTCTTCCATAATCGTTGCAATTTGTTCTGCAGTGTATCCTGAATTTTTTAACTTGTCCACTAATCCAACAAGTGCGTCAGATCCCTGATTGATCAATGCGGCCATTCCTGGACCTGCTCTTAAACCAAACATTTCCAGGGCTTCCGATCCATCAATGCCGGCAGTTTCTAACTGTTGAATGATTTTCCGGAATCCTATGAAATCCCCGGCAGTATCCTTCACCTGCAAAGAAACCCCACCAAGACGTTCCTTTAATCCATTCATGAGGGCCGCTTCCTGCGCCGTAGGGGCCATTAGAGCGGCTATTGCGCCCTTGAGTGCCGTACCTGCAATAGTCCCCTTTAAACCGGCATTTCCTAACGCCCCAATTGATCCGACCAGATCCTCAAAATCAGCACCAACTCCTTTTGCAATTGGGCCAACGAATTTGAAGGCTTCCCCGATCTCGATTAAGTTTACATTACTGCTTGTGAAAGTTTTAACCAAAACGTCATTTACATCAGCCAGTCTTTCTACTTCAATTCCAAAACCGGTGAGAACATTTGTTGTGATGTCTGCGGCGGTGCCAAGATCCAATGCTCCTGCGGCGGCTAACTGGAGGGTACCCGGCAATGCTTTAGTTGCTTGCGTTGCTGTAAAACCTGCCATACCCAAAAAGCGAAGGGCTTCAGCGGCCTGGGAGGCAGTGTAACGAGTTGTCCGCCCCATATCTTTGGCCACTTCTGTCATGGCTTTCATCTCATCACTTAATTCACCGACCCCAGCTGTCATTGCCCCGGTCACGGCACCAGCGGCTCGCATCTGGTCATCGAAGTTCGCAAACGTTTTAATTGCGCCACCAAAAAGAGCCCCTCCAGCTAACAGGGCTCCTATACCAGCAAGTTGAGCATACATGCCCTTCATACCGGTTGCCGCTTTCTGCGAACTCCTCCCAACCTTATCTAAATCCCTGCTAAGTCCCTTGACACCAGCTTTCGCCGCATTCTTAAATGTGACAAGTATATTCATTTGTTCTGTGGCCATCTTGCTATCTCCTCTTTAAGAATCGGGACCATTCTTTATCTTTTGCGTTCCGTGCTATACGGACAGCAATCGCTGTATCCTTTCTATCCTGATCTCTAATGATTTGATGCTCATTGAGGGCCATGATAAAAAAGGAATACCCATAGTCCATAATATGGGTATGTCCAGCTTCTATCAAATGGCAAGCATCCCTGAAAAGTTGGCGAAAGCCCTTTCCATTACCTGGAGAAACATGTCCAGGATCTTGAGCTTTCGTAGAACGTCTAAAAAAGTTTGGTTCACCTCCTGGAACGCTTCGTACAAGTCTTTCACATCACTGGGGTAAAGGTCAACCATATCAGCCATTGTAAAATCACAGGTCTCTTCCATGACTTTCCCGATATCTTCCCCAATTCCTGAAAGCTCTTCATACAGGGAGACTCCAGCGCCTTTGTCTACTGCGCCTTTGTCCGGTTCCGGCCCGTTCTCATCTTTCTTGGCTTCTTCCTCGGGTTCATCTTTTGAATCGCTGAAAAAGGCATTACTTTGAGATAGTGCAATAATGCTTTTAATGGATAATTCTTTTACTGTGAATTCCTTTTCAACAACCTCTTCGGAGTCCCCATTGTCAAGTTGAATTTTAACGGTTTTTGTCTGTCGCATAACTCACCCCTTTTCAGCTATTAAGCTGTGGTGGTTGTAGTCGTTGAGGTTGTAGTAGTGGTCAGATATTTATAATCAAAGAACGGTGAAGTAATATGATTTTCGGTATCTGCCAGGCCTTCTGCAAGATAGGACATAGTGAGGTATTCATCACCGATCAGGGCAAGGGGGCCATTCGGCGCCAGGGTCATTTTCCTGAAGTAACCAATCCCGCCGGGTCCCATTGGGTTATTGGAAACAAAGATCAGTGCGTATTCCTTGTCTGCTCCCTGCAATCCTTTAATGGTAGCCGAGGCCGCATCGTAGTCACCCAGGAGATACATATTCAGGTTGGATGCCGCAATTTCATCAAGGGTAAAGTTCAGGGTGTATTCCAGGGTGGTCAGAGGATTGAAATCCTTAAAGTTCATTCCCTGTCTACTGGAAACATGAGGGCGCTTTTCAGTAACAGGTTCGATCTCAAAGGTCGGGCTATTCCCAATGTCAACAAAGTCCCCCAATTCAAGGGCACCGATTACAAGGGAAGTAGGATAGGTGGGCGGAGTCTGTCCGGTCCATTCGGCCATGTAAACATAGCCCCTACCAGTAGGAACATAGAGTCCCGTATTATGGGGTTGCATATTAAATTCCTCCAATGCCATGCACGTATGTGTGGATGGCTGTTATCTGGAACGCCGCAAAGGGCGCCCAAACATTTGTTTTTTCATTTATCTTGACCAGCGTCTCTATACAGAGTTTCCCCCGTTGCTGATCTTGATATAATGCACCAAATAAGCTATCTGCCAAATCAGATATTTCCGAATCGACGTTATCGTTTATTTGTAGATAAACAAAGACATCAACTTTCAATTGGGATTTGATCTGATCTACATCCGGCGTCCTGCCTTGTTTTTTCTCAAGGGGGATAGGTAATCTTCCGACCACAGCGGCAACAGGGAATTGCGTTTGAGCATAATTATCAAGTTCTGATTTCTGCGGCATTACCCGTATCGGGGTTTTAATTTCAGTTACCGTTTTAACCAGTTCCAGATCGGTCAATATGATCTGCTCTCTCTTACTGTTTGTGGCCATTAGAATGTTTCCCTTTTTGTATATTTGGAACCTTTGTTTGCTTTGTCCATTACCTGCTGATAATAAGTATCAACGATCAGCATTATCTGTTTTGTCTCCAGTGCAGATATAGCAAAAAATTCCCGATCTTCATTTAAGAAAAAAGCCTTTTGGGGATTGCTCCCCCCATCAGGATCATTAGTATTCATAAAGGAAATCTCGACTTGCTTGGAAGTGGCTTCCTCGTTCATTGCGGATAACATCGACCCTGTCCTTGTCAGGTCTACATGGTTTGCTTGATAGCCTGATTTCTGGCGTTCCTTTGCATATAATGGATTATACGGGGTGAACTTAATGCCGTGGACATCATCGCCCGCCAACGTGCGTGTTTTAATGGCATTCATTACAAACATGCCAATATCACCCATCATTTGTTTTGCAAAGATCGAATGCTCAATCTTTTTCAGTCTACCCTTTATTCCATGTAACCCTGTAAGGACTAGATCCATCTTAACACCTCAGCAACCGTCTTGGCGCTCTGATTTTAACTTCTTCCGTATCGGTATTACCATCCCCACTCCAATCATAGGTAAGGCCCATACCAATTACAGAATCAAATTCAGCCCCGAACTGCCTGGCGAATAATGCCATGTTCCTTTCAAAGCCGTCTTCCTCGGGAGAATCCTTCATCAGGATCATGTAGGCAAACTCCAAAGTCTTAAAACATTCCAGCCTTTTCAGGAAACCTTCCTCAACCTTTGTGGGATCAAAGAAAGTCAATGTGGGGTCAACACCTTGAGTCTTAGCGGCCTGGTTGTACCAGCGAGCAACAAGCAATCTGTTGATGATACTGTATGCTTCTTTTCGCTGGTCTTCCCAGGAGTCAACACCAAGCTTCAATATATTGCTACGATATTTCAACAGATCGGTATCTTCGCAATAAGTAGCCATTCCTTATCTCCTTTTATTCATCGTGCGCCATCGGGACCAAAACGGGCTTCGCCTGAGCTCTGGTATTTTCACCTTTTAAAGGAACCGTTTCCCCTTCAGCCAGGGAATGACCCGGGACCTGGACAACTACATCAGGCGGGGTAACGGCATCGACCGGTATTTGGGGATAACCTTTGTCAAGCAAAATTTGGGCAATCTCGATATCATCAGTGGTAAAATGCCCCTGATTAAAGTCTGCCATTTTCTTGCCTGTCTTTCGACTCCAAACAACTGCCGGCAATTTAGACTTGTAAAATCTAAACCTTTTCTTTCCTTCGGTGTTTCCACTATTTCTCTGTGCGGCCATATCTGCCTTCCTTATGAATACAAGTTAATCTTTACCCACCAACTAAGCGGTGGTGGTGGTTGTTGTCGAACTGGAGGTGGTGGTGGTGGTTGAGGTTGTAGTTGTAGTAACCCACAGATCCCCATTGGTAAGGGCTTCATTCACACCCTTAAAGTATCGTCTGAGTTCGGCAGGGATACCCGGGTTGTTCTCTGCAAAATTGCGTTCTTTATGATAATCGTAGCCCATGATCTGGCCTCCTTCTTAAAGGGTTAATTCCAAGCGTGTGCTGGCTTGTTTAACTGCTACTCAATGGCCAGTCCTGTAATGGTGCCATGGAATTCCTCAGGGCCGTAATCAAGGCCAATCTGGCCGTAGATCTGTCCTCTTTCGGAAGCGCCGGTTTTCGCAAGCTCTTCGTAGAACAGAACACCCTTTTCGGGGACGGGCAGGAAGACAGGTTTACAAACGGAAAGGTCAGCGACCAGCAGGGTAGCGGCAGGGACATTGGGAGCCCATACAACACCGAACATTGCGAAGTCGGTTTCAATCTGTTTGATATTCATTCCGCCAACGTTTCTGTCAGCAGGAGCGTAACCATAGATTTCGGTCAACTGCTGTTTCTGGAATGCATTACAGAAGATAACGGGATTGCCGAACTGGGAACCGTTATTGGCCATGTTTCTGATCAGCTCATTAAACATCGCTCTACCAAGGGCAACGCCGGACGCATCCAGGGTATTGGTAACAGCGGCGGTAATGATACCACGGGTTTTAGCCGCAACGCCTGCAGAGGTGGCTTTCTGATAATCACCATTGAGGTAGGTGTAATCGGTATTGACAGCAATCTGACGCATATGGGCACCGATCTGGAAATCCTTCTCGTTCTGGACAGGCTGATTCTCATTGATATCAATCAGACCAGTAGTTGCATCAGCAACAACTGAACCAGGTACAGACTGTTTCGCATAAGAGATGGTAACCGCCCTGTGATGAATCTGACAGGTATTTGTATCCTGTCCCCTGACATAAGTCCAGGGAGTGGGAGCGGTAAGAGATGCGGTTTCCGTTACTTCGGGTTGTTCTGGATCTTCCAAGGCCCAAGGGTGAGCCAGGGGAAAATCAAAAGAAGATACCGTTCGAATCCCGGTGCCCTGAAGGCCACCAATCATATTCAGGAAAGGTGTCTGGTTTGCGCCGATCAAATAAAGTTCGCCAGTATAGTTCGGGCAATTCCATGAGGTACCTACTGCGTTTACATTTGCCATTGTTCGTTCTCCTTAATTAAACACGGGAGCTTACTTGGGGGCTTTTTGCTGGAGTTCAAATATCTTGTTTTTCAAAGATATCATCAGCTGTGTATTGCCGACCTTTTGGGCTTCTGCGTGCTGGGTTTTTAGATCTTCCAGCTCAGTTGCTGAATTCGGATTACCTTGGCCACCTTGGCCACCTGACCCACCGGACGTACTGGTAAGGATATTGTCTTTTCCTGGATAGGCCTCAATGATGAATCCGAGGGACTCTTCAAAATCAGCAGGCTCTCCGGGATTGACCTTTGAAAGGATGGCTTCCCCATTCTCATAATAGGAGCGCAGAACAGATTTACCTTTTTCATTAACCTCGACTTTATAATGCTTGCCGAAGTAGGCTTCTCCAATATCCGGAGGAAGCGTAGTAATTTTGTTCTCTCCAACGAAATGCGGGCTACCAGCAAATTTGTTCGTTACCATCAATGTCCTGATCTGTCCATCTTTCCCAGCGATATCATCGGCATGGGCTTTAACGGTCGTTGCAAGAATGGTATCTTTACCGGCCAGCTTTAAATCGTAGGCGCTTACCATATCTGATTTCAGTTTCTCAACCTTATCAGCTTTCATCCAGTCCTTATCATCGAAGTTCTCAACGCTGACCAGGGCGGCATCCGCTTTGGTTTTCCAATCTGCGATATCCTCGATATCCTTGAAACCAGCGTAAGTGTCCCTGAGTTCGGTGTACTTGGTTCTATCCTTTTTATTCTGGACGCCAAGGGAGGTGATTTTATCATACATCCCTGCAGGGTCAAGAGGCAGATCCTTTCCATCATCATCAACGTACATAATTTTTTGATCTTCGGTGATTGTCGGCTGTCCTTTGTCGTCAAGTTTTAATACTAAAGGCATTTTGTGCTCCTGGGCCATTCGGCCGGTTAAGGTGTTCCGCTTATTCAAGCTTCCCTACCATTAAAAAATAAAAAATCTCTCATCGCCGTTCTTGAAATTCCTGGAATCAATGTGTAACCATTCCACCTCCTTTTCAATTGCGGTTATGTATTTAAAAGATTCACTTTCACTGTTAGCTATTATATACGACCTTACATCTTCCGCCAAATGATTTTTAAACGAACTATCCACCCCATTTCCGAGACAATGCTGAGAAGTAAAGGAGGACCAAGACGCAATAATCTCACCGGTTGCCATGTAATGGTCCTGGTCAATTAATGATATAGGATCTCGGTAGCCACGATTTTTATTTTTCCCGCCCCAAAGATAATCATTGATTATCATAGTCCCAAATTGCTTTCGAAGCTCTACGGCAGTCCATACTATACGGGAATCCATTAAACGCCAAATATGGGGCAGTATGGCTCCCCCTGGACCTGTGTGCGCTTGTACTATATGGGGTGGGAAGAACTCCTGGGGTTTAAAATACTTTTTCGGGGGGATATAGAACATGTTTTAGGCCTCCTTCTCAAACACAATATCATTCTCTTGATTGGGTAGTGGGATCAGGTGATCATCCTGCCCATTCAAAATACTTTCTGGAATCCGGTTCTTAAACGCCCGGCACCCAACTCTATCGGTAAACTTGTTGGCGCATTCCACACAGGGGCTTTGAAAATCAAAATCAAGAGCCCCTCCAGTCATTCGTTTATTTGGTATCATTGTAGATAGACCTCCAGTTCATATTGACCATCCACTTCCTTAAAAGATTTTACTTTAAATTTTGAATTCCTGGGTAGCAGATACTCGAACTCTCCACCGCCAATGAATTCAGATTCATAACCAGATACATATCTCCCTGCTGATCCTTTTGGTGCATGGATCTTTATACTTACCTTATTTGCCTTCTCCATAAAATAAGGATCAAGCTCTTGAACGGTGGTGCTGACAAATGCTCTATCCCGATAGACAACGCCAGGCTTAAAAGACTTTTTCATTTTAGCAAATTCCTCAGCATCAAAAGAAATTCCCCGGCGTAATACAAGCCCCTCTTTTAAGGTCTGCGCCTTCAATAACTTATCTATCTCAGCTATCGCTTCAATATTGTGCTTAGCCATCGAAGCGACTTTATTACCCTTTCTCAATTCTTTATTCAGATCCCAATAACCACCACCCATGTAATCCTCTAAATGATCCGGCATCTGTGTGGGTCTAACTCCAAAATATTTGTTTAATGATTTCTCACTAAGCCCACCTTTTAAACTGGTATTCAGGTCGACATATTTCTCTTTTGGGACTGGGGCAACTTTTGGTTTCGCTTTTACTTTCGCTTTCGCTTTCTGCCAGGGCGTTTGGATATTCCCTTTCTTGTTAACGGTATTCAGCTTGCCTACGGCTAATTGTTCTTCCTCGGGTAGCCATTCAGGGCGGACAGGTTGCCAATGATGTCGACAATTGTACCCCCCTCTATTCGTCCAGGCAGGACCGCTCTTTCCCTTCCACTTATATTTCCAGGAATTGATTTGATTCTTTGTATAGGTTAGACCAACTCTCCTTTTACAGAAATCCCTTGAGGTAGCCATCAGGGTTCCCACATATTTATAATGCTTCATCCCGAGGTCTTCCCCTTTCTGCAGGATGACATCATTATGATAGTTCATTATCATATCACGGGCATAAAGCCTTGCGTAATTAGCCAGGGGAGTCCCGACTACTGATTTCGCCGCAGAACCAAGCAAGCTCCCACGAATGGTAGAGGCCAGCTGTGATTGAGATGCCCCGGATATAACTGAATCATATACCTGCTGGGTCACCTTGTCTTGTGCGGCCTTACCAATCGCCAGGTACTGCTGATAATTGCCATCCCTTAATACCTTCATCATGGTATCGTCTATACTGGTAAAAGTGGCAGACTCTCCAATGGTCTTAAAGGATGATTTGATCAATGCTTTATTGTTTTTGAAGTCATCGATAATCTTGCCCATACCCTTCGAAAAGTCTCTTTGGAATAATCGATTGATCTTCGCATGGATCTTTTGTGCATTACCAAGGTTGACGGATAGCCCCCTGATCTTGCCTGCAGGATTTCTTTTAAGCATTTCCAAGGATGCCAAGATGTCTGCCTGGAGTTTTTTAATGCTCTCCTCCACCATCTTGACATGCTTAGCCTGCCTGGCCTTTAACCACTTTGCAGATTGGGCAGATGACCTATTTATTTGATCAGATGTGGCCATGGATTATTCCTCCGTTCCCATTCCTTTATCAATGATGTCCTCGTCATCCTCGTCGGCTCCTTCAAGCGGATCAACTGGGACTTCTCCAGGGAGGGGTTGTTTGGCAATATAATCATCGATCTCTTTATCAACTGTTTCCTGATCCTTTTCAGACATGCTGGGCAGGACTTGTCGAGCGGATGATTTCTGAACCATTGCATCAAACGTATTCGACATAACCAATGTCTGTGCGGTCAAGGCGTTCTCCAGATCCATAGCAACATCCTCAACATCGAATTGCTTTGATCGACCGAAGTTTACCTTGTCTTTTAATTTCTCATATTCCTGCTCCCACATCAACCATAGGACCAGGACAGCATTCTCTGCCTTTTCCAGGTTAAGCGCCTTTGTTACCAGATGGGCGTTAAGCAATTGGAATTCTGATCGCAGGGCTATGCCGGACTTAACCCCTCCTGCCGATTCTTGCCCTGCTACACCGCCTATATTGGCTCCCCGATATATTTCCTTGACTTTAAAGGCCATGGTCGCCAAAATCGAATCTATGGCTTCCTTTACTTTAGGCGTCAACCATTCCGGTTTTGATTCGGGATGCTCAGCATCAAATTCGATGACTGCTCTGGAGCCAACCTGATCCTCTTGTTCTGTCCCGGCCACAACATCAGGCTTAGCATTTCGCATGGGCCTCATCAGCATAGGGAAGGCGGCATAATTAATCACTTCCTCGATCTGTGATGTATTCTTGACCAGACTGATATCAATCCTGGCAATCTCAGTAAGATCGGATTCGCCGATTGCTACCTTATCCGATTTGGTATTGTAGTACCAAACGAATGGAACAACCTCCAGAGGATTCTCTCCATGGTCTCCCTCGGCTGGTTTAATAACATCCGTTCCACCCTTTTTCTTCCCGTCATCATCTGTGAGATCAAAGACAGCCCATTCCTCATCTGTCCAGACCCTGTAGCGCCCATCATCATCCAGCAATTTGAGAAACGCCAGGAAAGGTCTGTTGTTTTTATCCTTTTTAAATTTCCAGTCAAGGATAGCCGGTGGATGGTATGATGCCATATAGGGATAAACAGCCGCCGCTTTCTGTTCTGCTTTGTTTGCGAACTTAGTGGGGGACTTATCTACCAGGATACCCATATGCCCCTCTATGGCCGCATATTTCGCCAGCATGGCCATTGTGGTATCATAGCTATCACCCAACATGTTTGCATCCTCGAAGAACATATTCCACAGATCATTTGTTTCCAGATCTTTAAGCTTTCTGCCTTCAGGGGGTTGCTTGAATAAATGGAAGGTATAGATGTTGACTACTGACTTGCTATATCCATATCCGTAGAGATCCTTTATACGGCGATTGTAAGCATCATCCTCTTCCCTTTCGTGCTGGGGGATATATTTCCCCTTAATTATAGCTTCAATCCCTTTGTAAGCGGCGAGGTATAATTTCCAAAGATCCAAATTGTATTGGTAGTCTTTGTGGGTTTTTTTCAATTCATCAACGGTATAAGTCAGCATCCAGTTCTCTCCTATTATTTGTTATTCGTTTTTAACCAATATTAAATCAAATCCACCAGCAATGGCAGATCCGTCAACAGTCGTATTGCACCTGAGTTCAAGATCTGTCTTTTCCAGAAACTTCTCAGGCATTTCCCAGGTCTTAATGGGATAGGATGTCCCTGTGGCGCTCAAGGCGATTACTCTTTTAAGCTGGAATACTCCACCGAATGGACGAGCATATAATTTGATGATTGATTGTCCTGTATTGTTGAATGTCCCATTAGCCCCCGAGGCATCATATTCAAACATATATCCTGTATATCCAGCAGGGATTGTATAAACGGCCATCAGGGTTTGATTGTTCCCTATCTGGACCATTGCCCTGATCTTTGTTTTGTCTGTGGGTATTCCTGTCCCTATTGTGGTATTTTCATAGGCATAAACAGTACCAGCAAAATTGGTTGCTCCCTCATTCTTTATCCTGAATATTCTAACCAATGGGGTGGTTAATGCTTTCCTTGCCTGCCCGGTCATATCAAACGTTTGAACCACCAATGCCCAATTTGTATCCAGCCCCTGGAGTTCCACAGATTGAGTATCCCCTGTGATTGAGGACGAGATGGAATCAATTAAGGCAGATGCCGAATATTTATAAACGAACTGGGCTATGCCACCATCGTCTGCACCATCCCAAATGGTAACAAAATTATCCGCAGTATCAAAGTCAGGGGCTTCCCCGAATTTATGGACTGAGATAAAGTTTGGGTCTGATCCAGCCGTAATGGACAATAGGGACATTACACCAATATTGCCCTTCGCATCAATTTGAACCCCACGAGGTATTCCGGATACATCCTCCAATTTAGTAGAGGCGGCGAACCCTATTGTGGTGAGGGATGCAATCAGTAATGCCAGTAATAACGATTTAAACAATTTCATGTCTTATCTCCTAATTTGTGAAATGCCCTTCAAGCATCCCTGTGAATGTCAATAGTGCGTCAATATCATCCTGTATCAATAACTGGACTGAATCCCCTTGATGTAATCGCATCACAGCGCCAAAATTGCCCTGTCCTGAGAAGCTTATCTTTACGGTATACCCATATACACCAGACGGCGCTTTCGAATCATACTCTTTAAATTCTGGCCCGGATATCTCCCCAAATCCCCCGTTCCTTTTTATATTCATAAAGTTTTCGTAGTGACCACCATTGGCATACTTCACCCTCAGAACTACTCCCCGGGTCAATCGGGATATTCCACCAAACAGGGCATCATCCATTGCGGCATTGTCGGTTATATGGAAAATGACTTGAGTGACATCAACGGGGGTTGCATATGCGTTTGTGATTCCAAAGATCACTCTCCCCCCTCCTACTACAGATCCATCAACGGCCATATTCTGAGTGGAGGTATACATAATAGATTCAACCGGAAAGGCATATGGGACTGGTTCATCTAAGGTTAATACATTAGTTGCCACAGATAGGACTTCCGCTGTCATGAAATGGCTCCCACGAACATGCCCGGGTTCATCATAGATAATGCTTAATGATTCCCCTGGAGCAACAGAATGGCCAGCTGTTAATGTGATATCATATTGATCAACAACAGGGATCTCTGCGAGGGTCATTGTCAGATCATCTATCAAGGAGAATCTTAGAGCGGCCATCCTTGTTGTCTGATCCTGTACGTTCGTATCCAATGATCCATCAGGGGCAATCTTGATTCCCCTTGCAACGCCTGTGGTATCCTCAATGGTTACTCTGCCGGCATAGGCAGTTGTGGTGAATGCTATTAAAAGGAAGATCATTATAAATCTAATCAAGGTTTTCATGGCTATCTCCTATATCTTTTGGAAGACGTTATACCCACCGCTTTTCTTAGGGGCAGGCTTAGCTGTTGTTTTAGGTGGCTGGTACCCCTGATTGGGACTGGGGGCAGGATCTCTATTTGCAGACTTGCCGGCTACCTTTCTCATGCTCTTTGCATCTTCAGACTGTTTATCCGCAAGAGCTTTAGCCGCTGATTGTGCCGCTGTCAACCTTGAAGGGTCATCCTTGATTGATTCAGCCTGGGCTAAGGTTTCCGCATCCCATCTTGCCTGGTATTCTTTATCGCTTACTGGTTCGGCCATGCTCATGGTGTTTCCCCCTTTTTCAATATAATTGTTGTATAGCCTCTATACTCGTTTTCCCTTTTAATATCAAAAACACAAATGCTTTCTATTGCTGCCACTTCCCTATGATCCAGACAACTGATTAGATTGGACAGCGTTTCCATGACCTCCTCTTTTGATTCGGCAAGTGCGTATACTTTTACCTTCTTCATGCATTCCTCCGTTGTATGTTGATGATTTTATCTGCTGTATTTCCATATGGAGTAAACAGGCTTTAAACCAATCCCCCTGATAGGCCGCTCTGTGGTATCGTATTATCAGCTCAGCTATCTTGTGCGCCTTACCGATTAACCATAATTCCTTTTTCATGCGTCCTCCCTGAATGGTATCCAGCTTTCCTCTTTCCCCCTGTAATCCGGACAGCTTGAAAGATCCCCTGTGCAATTATCACATTCGCTTGCATATATGCAAGCCCAGCCTTACGCACAAAGCTCGGGCAATCAGCCCCTGGAATGCTGTAAAGCGCTTATTCGGCAAGTCACTGGAGACCGAGACGTATATTCTCATCTTTCTTGGGTTACGCCTTACACCCCTTTGAACCCTCTTGTTCGGTTCTTCTGGATCATGATGCTTCCTTGAACCCTTTGAACCCTTTTGATCGGAATAAAGGGGAGACCGGGGTTCATCGATAGGCAGAGGACCGAATCCCCCCGGTGTACTCCTGCGGCGTAACGCAGAACTGTTATTTCGTTTTATTTTATTCATCAGAATCACCTGTGATATCCATCGTCGACATCTTTCATTGCTTGTTTAACATCATCAGCATCCCAATACTGGAAGACAGGATACTCCTTCTGGATATAATAACCGAGGCCATCAGACATATGGGTCAATGTGAGATCTGCCTTCTTATCTATCTCGCCGGCGCCTCCTTCTATAACGGTAACGCCCTCTAAATCCTTTACGGTCATTGGTGCATGTTTGCCATCAACCAACATCTTGACCTCTTTAGTAGCGGACAGCAATCTGGAGTTGACTGCGTTTACCCTTTGGCGCTCATATGGATTTGATTTAGGGACATTGAAATATAGTCTATCACCGAAATAAGGGATCAGCTCATATTTGATAAGATCCCAATCAGACCCTCTGACTTTCGCTGATCCTTTTGCACCACCAGTAGCATCCCCATAACAGATGACACTGCCCTCATGTGATTTCCAATCCTGGACAAGCTTTTGGCAAACTCTCGGCGTTGTTGAGTTCTTTGGAATATAGACTTCCCCAATGACAACCGATACTGTCTTGCCTGGGGCAATCTGGAATACATCAGCACCCATCTCTTGAACTATACAACAAATGCCTGGGGCCACGTTGAAGTCGAAGCAGAATACAAGAGGCTTTTTCTTGTTATAGAATTTCTTGAAGTTCCCTACATTGTGAACCTCATTAAAATTGTAATAACACTGGCCCGTAAAGTTAAGGAAGGAAGCTTCGTATTCCTGTAGATATACCAGCTCATCGAGATCCTGCTTTGCCGCTTCTATTTCGTGTGGGTCTAATATGTCCGCTGAGATCCAATGGAAGGCGCCCCAGTCTCCTGTTTTGTCCGCCCTGGCTTTTAACCACATATCGTAATAATGATTACGGCCCTCTGGAACGCCAATGAAATCGCATCCGCCTTTTCTATCGGATAATGCCGGACGGATATTTGCCTGCCATGCGTTCTTCTTTACATTGCCGATTTCATCCACTACTCCATGATCCCACGGACTCCCTTCTATCCTTTCGGGCTTATCTAGCCCTAACAGGTGCAATTCAGCCCCATTCTTGCCAGTTAAGATAAGATTGGACTCATTGGGTGGCTTGGCAAGGAAATGCAGAGGTATGAGGGCTTTAACGTCGTTCCAGTAAATCCTCTTTACCTGATCCCTTGTTGGGGCACCAATGAAGTATTTTGGATCTTCGTAATGGGAATAGAATTGTGGATATCTTCTATCATGGCAAAGCATAAATCTTAATATCTGTTTCCGCTTTCCTATGATCTCCGTTTTGCCTGATCTTCTTCCTGCCGGGATGATGTTAAATCGTTTTGTTGATCTGAAAGCGGCCACCTGCTTTGCATGCTCTTTCATCGGGGTCCACTTATTCGCTCTCAACATCATTTTATTTTTTGGGCGAATAGTCTTCTTTAAAAGGGGAGGGGCCGGATTAATATTCCGGATGTCCGCAGGGATGTGGTCAACAACTTCTGGTGGGTTCCTTTT